AAACAGCTGAATGAGAGGATAGAAAAATCATGGGAGCTAGACTGACCGAAGATCAAATAGCATCAATCATGGCTGATTATCATGTTGGCATGAGTCAGAACTCGCTATCGCTTAAGCATAAGGTATCTAAGGGCGCAATTAACAAATTATGTAAAGGAATTGAGCCTAAGAATGAACAGCTCGTGACCACGCTAGCCCGCGCCCGTGTTGAGCTTGCGGGTCAAGACTACCGTAGTGTGACCGCTGTGAACAGGGCGGTCACGGAAAGAACGCAGGATATGATGTATTTCCGTTCTGCAAGTCTATCTATCATCGAAAAGGCGCTAGAAATGACGAGTGGTGCGAATATCTTTGAGCTGGAAAGAGTGCAGAATATCATTGGCAAGGGCAAGGAGAATATTTATGGTAAAGCGCCTGAGACTGCCGTGCAGGTTAATAATCAGATAGCAAAGTACGGGTGGGAAGAGTGATGAGGAGTAAAGTGGAGGAATGGGGGGGACATATTAGGTGGATTATTCAGCATAACTTCCCGTTAAGACCCAAAAATATTAAAGAGCTTATCGAGATTTTAGATATATTAACCGAAACGATAAGACATTTGGATTTTAGCCGAGCAGGCATGACAGATCGTCGTTCCGAAGCCCTGAACATATTTAACGAGGACGAATTAGAACGTGCTACTGAGTTATCAGAGTACCTAAAATGCAAAGGGTTGTATATAGTGGAGGAGGATGAAATGCCTGAAGCCCCTAAACCTCGTCAGGAACCGATTAGGCGGAAAAAATGGTGGGAAGTGCTATTTGGACCATGCAAACGGTAATTAGGGTACTTAAAACGGCAGAAGAGTGATGAATAAAGAACTTGAAGCCCACATAGCCCGACAGGAAGCAGCAGGCGAGTGTTATCGTGAGTTGGCAGAGATAAATAACAACCAGGTAGATAGGGAGTACATATTTCGTTGGCTGCGCACGCCAACGGTTATGAAGCATCTACACGATGTAGTTCTCAAGCATAACCCTTTTTACCCCCGACTGAAGAAGAGTGATGATGAATGACATAAATTTATTAATAGGTTTCCTTGGCCTTGTTACTGCCAGTTTTTTGTTTTGTTATTTTATTTTTAAGGAGAGATATTATCGGCGACGCCTTAAAGCCCTCAAAGATAAGATTAGGAAAAAATTTGATGTTGAGTGACTAAATAGATAATAAATCTTGGTGTTAAGTTTAAATGTACTAAAGTGAAAGTATTAAACTAACCGAGAAAAATCATGGAATATATCTTTTTCTTTGCCTTTATCTTTTCTTTTATTTGTCTGATGTATGGTGGATTCCGGCTGTTATTGTGGATTGCCATAAAGACAGCAGTTAGTTGTAAAAAGCAATGGGAGCGAGAGCTTCGCAGGTAACGTCATGTAATTCTCATCACCTCAACGTCGCGATGACGCCGGGAGTATCAAATAGACACAGTTATTCGCATACCCTACAAGCCTAGGGATGCTTTCAGACCTCTGCACTATCGCAAGCAACGCTGGGCCATCGCTGTAGCACATAGGCGTGCCGGTAAGACCGTAGCATGCATCAACGAGCTAATCAAAGCTGCACTCACTGCTAAGCAAGCACAGAGCCGCTATGCTTACGTAGCACCTTTCTATAGACAGGCTAAGACTGTAGCATGGGACTATCTCAAACGATATAGTCAGCCAATCGTTGGCATTAAAATCAATGAGGCTGAGCTTCGCATCGATTACCCCAACGGCTCGCGCATCTCACTCTACGGAGCTGATAACCCAGATTCGTTGCGTGGATTGTACTTTGATGGTCTTGTTGCTGACGAGTACGGGGATTGGCGCCCCAGCGTCTGGGCATATGTTATACGTCCAGCATTAGCAGATAGGCAAGGTTGGGCAATTATCATCGGGACCCCGAAGGGAAGAAATCAGTTTTGGGATCTCTATCAGTATGCCCTTGCTAATCCAGACTGGTTGTGCTTAACGATACGTGCCAGCACTAGTAAACTATTGCATCCTGATGAGATGGTTGCCTTGCAGCAGGAGCTGACAGAAGATGCCTGGCGCCAGGAAATGGAGTGTGACTTTGACGCCGCTCTACCAGGTGCTATTTACGGTAAAGAGTTATGGCAGATGGAGCAGGAAGGTCGCATTAAAGTAGGCCTATATGACCCGGAGATGCCTGTCCACGCCGTTATGGACTTAGGATTTAGTGACGATACAGCAATATTGTGGTTCCAGGTCGGTAAAGAGCTACGCATTATCGATGCTTACAGTAACCACGGCCAATCGATTGATCATTATGACAAGGTACTCAAAAACAAAGGCTACAAATATGGCACGTGGATATGGTTGCCACATGATGCCCGTGCTATGAGCCTGCAAACAGGCCGTAGTATCGAACAACAATTTAGCGGCTCGGGCTGGAAGCCTCGCATTGTTCCACAGCTCGGGCTAATTGACGGTATCCAGGCCTCCCGCTTAACGTTGCGCGACTGCTACATTGATGCCAGCTGCAGTGACTTTATCAATGCTGCAAAGCAATACCAGCGTGAGTACGACGAGGATAAAAAATGCTTCCGCGATAAGCCACGTCACGATTGGACCTCACACTATGCTGATGCATTCCGCTATGCCTGCTTAGTCTGGCGTGAGGAAATGCAGCCCAAAGAGCCCCCGCCGCCTCGATTTAAGCCAGATTTAACCATCGACGAAATCATTGCCCGACAAGCACGCAAATATGCGCATGACGACTGACACATACTACATATAGTATAAAACTATCATTTACATACTACATATAGTTTTAAGCTATAATGAAACTATTGTCATGGAGATAAATAATGCAGACAGGTTTCCTGAATTACGGCGGGTTCGCCGCTGTTACACCTAGCGATACAACACTGATTAATTGCCGTGCTATCTATATAGGTGGCGCTGGTAATATCGCACTGAGCACAAGTCCTGGCGCTGCCGCAGTGACCTTTACAGCCCCACCTGTTGGCATGATTCTGCCCATTACGCTGGACGGCGGTCGGATTATGGCAACCAACACTACAGCAACACTCATCGTTGCACTCATGTAACGCACCTTTTTGTAACCTTACCGTCGCGATGACGCAAGGAGCTGGAAATAGACAACGCAATTAGCCACTCGTTAGTTAAGCCGACTGACTTAGGCACATCTCCGCAGGCTATTGCCAGGCGTTGGAAGCTGGAATTGCAGCTTGCCGATAAGCGCGAGCGAGCATGGCGGCAGAAAGCCAAGTCAATCTACGAGCTTTACACACCCGATGATCCGGTCAAAAACTCATTCGGCATTTTGTTTTCCAACACTGAAACGCTACGGCAGGCTTGTTATAACTCGCTGCCAGAACCCCAATGTCGCCGTCGCTATTCGGACGAGGATCCAGTTGGTGGAAGAGCCAGTGAGGTATTGACGCGTTCGTTGGAATTTACTACTGAGTGCACCGACTTCGACGCTATTTGTCAGCAATTAGTGCTGAGCATGTTATTGGCAGGTCGCGCAGTAGGCTGGGAGCGGTATCAGCCCCGTATTACACAAGGCGACGAAGGATACGAGCAAATCGAGTGGGAAGAGTGCATCACGGAAAAGGTGCAATATGATGATTTTAGAATATTGTGCGCTGCCAGGACGTGGAGCGAGGTAACAGCAATAGGACGCCGGCATCGTTTAACGCGTCAAGAGTGCATTGATCAGTTTGGCGAGGATGTAGGCAACAAAATCAAGCTGGATAACGCGGATAACGAGGATGTCAACAAATCGGAGGATTCTGATTTATTTAAAACAGCGGAAGTCTGGGAAATCTGGGATAAAGACGCAAAAAGTGTGCTTTTTATCAGTCAAGGGCTCCCTGTGCCTTGCAAAGTCGAGCCTGATCCATTAAGTCTTGAGGATTTCTTCCCAACACCGCGCCCGCTTTATGCTATCGAAAACGATAATACGCTTGTGCCAGCGTGTCTATACACGCAATACGAACAGCAAGCAGCTGAACTTAATCGTATCAGTAAGCGGATTAATATACTCGTTGATGCATTACGGTTCCGTGGCGTGTATGACGCTACGTTGACCGAAATGTCCCAGTTGATGAAGAGTGGGGACAATGGCTTAATCGCCTCGCAAAACGTCCAAGCAATCTTAGACCGGGGTGGCCTCGAAAAAGCCATCTGGATGATGCCCATTAACGTTGCTGCGGCAGTAATTAAGGAGCTATACGTCCAGCGCGATGCGACTAAGCAGGTTATCTATGAGATTACCGGCATTAGCGACATCATGCGTTCTGCAACCGATGCAAATGAGACGCTCGGTGCTCAGAAAATCAAGACGCAATGGGGAACACAACGCTTACAACGTATGCAAAAAGAGGTACAGCGTTATATACGTGACCAGATACGTCTCAAAGCTGAAATCATTGCTAAGAAGTTTCAGCCTGAGACGTTAGAAGCCATGACGCTGGTAAAACTGCCGCATCAAGCAGATTTAGATCAGCAAAAACAAACGGCGTTGGCTCAGTATCAGCAAGCAGCGATGCAAGCTCAGATGCAAGGCCAACAACCTCCGCCTCCGCCTCCCATGCCTCCGCAACAGGTAACCTGGGAGGCTGTACTGCAACAACTCCAAAGCGATACCGCTCGTGCTTATCACATTGATATTGAAACAGATAGCACACTGGCAAGTACGCAAGATTCGGATATGGCAAGCTTGCGTGAAACCCTTGCTGGCATTGTTGAGTTAGTGCAAGGCTTGGCACCGGCTGTCCAGTCGGGTGCTGTGCCTATCGATACGGTCAAGGCGCTCATTGGTGTCGTGGTTCGCAGGGCCAAAATGGGTACCGAAGTGGAGGATGCGATAGGTAAAATTCTACAGCCTCAACCCCAGCAAAACCCTGAAGCTATCAAGGCCCAAGCAGAGCAGCAAAAGCAGCAAATGATCATGCAGCAAAAGCAACAAGAAGCACAGATGAAAATGCAGCATGAGTCGCAATTAGAGCAAATTAAGGCTCAGGCTGCTATGGCGAAAGAAAAAGCGCAGGCAGAAGGCGATGCGGCAAAAGAGCAATACCGTATGCAAGCTGACATGCAAATAGAGCAGAACCGTGCGCAGATGCATATCGCTACGGAAGAGGCTAAATTGCGCTCTAACTATGCCGTCAATGAGGCCGAACGTAACTTCGCAATGCAAACGTCCTTGCTCGAACAACAAAAAGAACGTGAAGCAGAGGAAAGAAAACTTGAGTTTGAGCGCTGGAAAACCGAGTATGAAGCTGCTACTAAGATTTCTATTGCCAAGCTTCAAGCAAAAGTAACACTGGCCTCAAAAGAAGGTTATGAAGGCGGCGAATTAAAAACCGACCTGGAAGAAGAGCATGAAACCAAGGTTAAAGAAGATCACTTTAAGCTTTTAACCGATATGCACGGTAAAACATTAGAAGCAATTAACACGATGGCGTCTCATATATCCAAGCCTAAGCGGATAGTGAGAGACGCCAATGGAAAAGCCCAAGGGCTGGAATAAGGTAAATCATGGCAACGTACAATAAATACACCGCAGCGGTAGAACCACTCTTAGAAGCCATAAATTGTGGCTCCGATACGTGGAAGATTGCACTGGCAGCAACTATAAATGCTGCTGATACTACTTTTGTAGCTGGGACAACTGACCTAGCTACTAGTGGTGGGTATACAGCGGGTGGCAATACAGCAAGCGTAACTAGCTCAGCTCAATCAGCCGGAACCTTTAAGTTAGTACTAGCTGACCCGGCTGTGTGGACGGCGTCCGGCGGCGGATTTACTTTCCGATATGTCATTCTTTATAACTCAACCAATAACGTCCCAGTAGGTTACTGGGACTATGGCTCTAACGTCGTCATGAGCGGGACTAATGCCGATACATTCACTGTTGATTTAGACGCTTCCGCGGGTGTGTTCACCGTAGTTTAAAAGTAGGTAGGTATTATGCCATTTGTCAAATATACCGCAGGCGTGGAGCCACTCCTCGAAGCAATCAATTGTGGTTCAGACACGTGGAAAATAGCGCTAGCAGCATCAGTTAATGCAGCTGACACCACATTTGTTGCTGGCACTACTGACTTACCGACAGGCGGCGGATATACAGCAGGAGGCAATACCGCTACTGTAGATTTCTCCGCCCAATCAGCTGGGACCTTTAGATTAATACTTGACGACCCTGCGCAATGGGTGGCGTCCGGTGTAGGTTTTCTGTTTCGCTATCTCATCCTTTACAACTCAACCAATAACGTCCCGGTTGGATATTGGGATTATGGTTCTAACGTTGTTCTCAACGGTGCTGCTGGGGATAGTTTCTTCGTAGTCCTCGACGCGTTCGAAGGTGTCCTCCAGGTGAGCTAATATGGCATTAGGTTTTGTCGGAAAAACGTCAGGCACTGGCACTAGCAACGGCTATACCGTAAGTCTTACCAGCTTATCTGGTGGGCTATACACGACGCCGCGCGAAGGCGATATTGTTATTGTATGTACCGCTTTCGGCAACACGGCCGCTAGCGCCCCAGCTGTCACGGGCAATAATAGCGGTGCATATACCGCGCTAGAAGCCGCTTCTCACGTAAACGACACGTGGGACACGGAATTTCTCATGGCCTACAAAGTCATGGGTGCTATTCCCGACACATCCA